AAGAAAAGATTGGTAGAACTATTAAGTGGGAACTTCAGTTCTCCAAAACCTCTCCAGGGTTCCAGTCTGGTGAGTACGATTTTTATTTTAGAGGTGACGACATTGGTCTTGATACCATTGGTGATTTGGTTACTACCGCAGAACTAAACGGTATTGTAGAGCGTACAGGTGCCTGGTACATACTTCCTGATGGAACAAAAGTGCAGGGCAAGGAAGCGTTTGTTAATCGTGTAAGAGAGGATCTTGACTTGCAAGAATCAATCAAGGCTAAACTAAATGGCTAGTTATACAGTTTATAATGGAAAGTTTGTTTGCCATGAATGCAAAGCAGAGGTTAAATCTTTAAGGCTTTATGCAGATACAAAAACTGCAACATGGATGTGTCCAAGTAAACACCTAAGTACTGTTAAGTTTGGAAAACAGAAATGGAAGGGTAATGACAGAGAAGAGTGAGTCTAAGAGAATAGGTGCTAAGCAGCACAAGAACTCTGGTCGCAATACTCAAAAGGGAGATGCTTCCTGGAAAAACTTTGTTGTAGATTTTAAAGAGGTTGGAAAATCTTTTACTTTGAATAAAGAGGTTTGGGCTAAGGCAACAACAGATGCCATGAAGAATGGCAAGGACCCAGCCATCGTTGTGGTAATGGGCGAGGGTAATGCAAAGGTTAGACTTGCTATAATTGAGATGAGTATTTTAGAAAACATGGTGGAGGAATAATGGAACAGCAGGGAACAACGATAGATATGGTAAATGGTCTTGCAGAGATTGCAGACTATATGCAAGACGAAGAACTAACAGTTGCACTAACAATGATTGCTAAACTAATTATAAAGCCAGACATTCCAATTAATGTTGCTCATGTAGAGATTGTAAGACTACAGGCAATTGCTGCAAAAATGGCTTTTAAGGCTACCTGGATGGCAAATGTTGACAAGTCAGATCGTGGAAAGAAGAATCTTTATTATACGGCAGCAGAGTCGCTTAATAATTTAGTGTCTGCACTCAAATATATTACACGCTAATCTGCTATACTTATACTAATAGAAACGAGTAAAAAAATGACAAAAAGTTTATTACAGCAGATTATGGTTAAGCAGGAAAAGCCACCAGTACACTCAATAGATGTTGCTGGACTTACTGAAAAAATTCAGTCTGGTTATACTGTTAATCGTGTTGACAAGCAGACACAAAAGAAAACTTTCGCACCATCTACAATTGCCTACGGGCATGGAGAGTGCCCAAGATATTGGTACCTTGCTTTTGATGGTCAGATGTTTGAAGATGATGCAACACCATATAGCGCAGCCAATATGACTGCAGGAACAAAATCACACGAAAGAATTCAGGAAGCAATGAGAAATGTTCCTGATTTTCTTGTAGACGAAGAGTTTAAAATAACTTATACTGATCCGCCAATCTTTGGCTATGGAGATGTTATGGTTAATTGGCAGGGAGAAGAACTCCTTGGCGAAATTAAAACAATGATGAATGAAGGTTTTGAGTACCGTAAGGCACATATGAAACCTAAGACTGGACACCTTGTTCAGTTACTTATTTATATGAAGATTCTAAAGAAAGCAAAGGCTGTTCTTATTTATGAAAATAAAAACAATCACGAATTGCTTATTCTTCCAGTAGAAGTAAATGATTATTATCGTCGGTGGGTAGACCAGACGTTTGAATGGATGAGATCAGTTCGTAAGGCTTGGGTCGACAGAACTCTGCCTGAAAAGAACTATCGTTCAAATTCAAAGATCTGCAAATCTTGTCCTATTAAAAAGGCTTGTGCAGATGCTGGCAAGGGAGACTTTAAACTAAAGTCCTTGGAGCCTATAGATGAAGCATTGTCAATGGTGTGATAAACAATTTAAAACAGATATAACTTATCAGATATATTGTTCACCAGAGTGTAGAGACATGTCAACAAAAGAAAAAATTGCTGCAAGGTATATAATTTCTAGAAGACAAAAACGAAAAGGTAAGGATAGAAATTGCAAATCATGCAAAGAACCTTTGTCAATATATAATGACGAAACTCTTTGCGTAAAGTGCAATGTAAATCCATCAGACGTAGCAAAAGCATTAAAAGAAATTAAGGATAATCTAAAGTGAAATTAGCAGAGGCAATAGGAACTAAACTTCCAAAAACTATTTGTGCTATCGATGCAAGCACTAATAGCCTTGCCTTTGCTATTTTTGACACACAGGGAAAAACATTAAAGTCCGTAGGCAAGATTAACTTTAAAGGCAAGGACACTTATGAAAAGGTTATGGATGCTGGACAAAAGGTAAAGGCCTTTCTTGATATATACGAAGGGTTTGAGGCTATCGTTATTGAGCACACAGTGTTTATGAATAGCCCTAAGACTGCTGCTGATCTTGCTCTTGTACAAGGCGCTATTCTTGGAGCAGCAGGACAGTCTGGTACGAAGGTTATAGGAAAGGTAGCGCCAATTACTTGGCAGAACTTTATTGGAAACAAGAAGATATCTAAAGATGAAAAACTATTTATTAAGTCACAAAACCCAGGGAAGTCAGAGTCATGGCTTAAGTCTTATGAAAGAGAACTAAGAAAGCAAAGAACAATTAGTTTTATTAACATGCAATACGACAGAACAATAACAGACAACGATGTCGCAGATGCCTGTGGCATTGGCCACTGGGCAATTAAAAATTGGAATAAAGCAGTAGGGGGGACTGAATAGTGCCAGAGTTAAATGCAAACATCCCACCAATAGAATGTTATGTTCGTGGAAACTTTTTAAGAGATCAGGAAGACAGTCATGACCAATACTTTCCATGCGTTATATTTGGAGTGTCAAGCGTTAAGGGAAGAAGCCCTTTGTTTCATTTCTTGATGGAAGACGGTGGTCTGTGGTGGAGAATGCCAATCAATGCTTTTTGTACAAAGCCAGGAGTTCCAGAAGAGCCAATCTATAATCTTGTTTTGTGGAATTCTTTCAGCCCCTATATATCTGTCACTAAGTTTCAAAACTTAACTAATATGAGGATGTCTTATCTTAACAGAGAAAAAGAAAATGTTCCTGGCAAGTATCTGTTTACACTTGACTGGCACAATCCAGAATCAAATATTTTAGATGACGGGTATTCTGAAAACCCAGGTCAACATAAATGTGGTCACGTAATTCAAAGAGATGATGGTAATTTTGCCATACAGCCTAACAACAGAGTTAAATTATATGAGCCTTCATTTGTAACAAAGAAAAGCCTATTGCTTCACAGGCTTGTCAATACAAACAAATGGGATGTTGAAAGTTATGACAAGTGGGTCTTAGAAGATTCAAATGCCTATAACTATGACATTTTTGAGAAAGGGGTTGACAATTAATACCGTGGGTGCTAAACTATATACAAGCGAAGTCTATATGCGTAAGAGATATCTTGTGGATAAAAGGACTCCAGAAGAAATTGCTAAGGAGTGTGGTGCTAGTGTTGAGACCATCTATGTCTACCTTGCAAAATTTAAATTAAGGAAATCAAAGCGATGAAAAAGATTAAGTATATGCTTTTTATATTATCATTAGTAGCAGCAGTTGGTATCTCCTATGCCACTGCAACACTGCGTAATATGCCAGAAGCGTTTGACTGGGAGGAAGATGATGAGTGAAAACCTGAACATAACGGTTGACCAAGTTAACCACCCAACACACTACACAACAGATCCTTCTGGTGTGGAATGTATTCAGATTACACGCCATCGTAACTTTAACATTGGTAATGCTTTTAAGTATCTTTGGAGAGCAGGTATCAAGGATGAGTCAAAAACTATTCAGGATCTTGAGAAAGCAATCTTTTATATTAAAGATGAGATCAATAGATTAGAAGGTAAGTATGTCAACTGAAGATGATTTAGTTAAGCACCTTGACCAGGTTAATCAGGTAGTAGAAGAATACCTAAAGGGCAACGATCCAACAGTAATTTCAAAGCAACTCGATATACCAAGACAAAGAGTGGTTACACTTATTAATGAGTGGAAAGTTATGGCATCTGCTAACGATGCTATCCGTGCTCGTGCTAAAGAAGCATTAGCAGCAGCAGATACTCACTACAGCAAGTTGGTTTCTCGCACATACGAAGTTATTGATGAGGCATCAATGACAAATAATCTTAGTGCTAAAACTGCAGCAATCAAACTTGTGATGGACATTGAGTCTAAGCGTATTGACATGCTTCAAAAGGCTGGACTTCTTGAGAATAAAGAACTTGCTGAAGAGATG